TTTCAACAAGACCTTCGATGCCATCGAGGATCTGACATCGTTCCTGTGCAGCTCTGTGGATCTCCGGTTCAAGGTGAAATTCCGCTATGGCGGGAGCCGGGTGGAGCGCGCCAAGGGCACGGCGGCGGCGGATGAATTGCTGGAGCAATCCCGCGCGTGCGACCTGGATACGCTGTACGAAGAGGCCACGCGATGGTCCCTCGTGCTGGGAAAGACCTTCATCAAACACCTATGGTCGGTCAACGGCCTGGAGCCGGTGCTTGTCCTGCCCGAATTCATGGGCGTGTACCGGCCGGACCTGCAAACGCTGGATGAGCAGGAGGCATTCACCCACTCCACGTACATTACCCGCGACCAATTCAAGCTGCTCATCAAAGACCACCCCGACCGTGAGCGCATCTATCGGCGCGCAATGGCCTTTGCCTCGCAAACCAGGAGCGCCGACGCCCCCGATCAGGCCGCCATGCTCAAGCAGGTGATCCTCGGCGGCTTCCAGCCGTACCAGGGCGTGGGTGGCATCGCCGCCGCCTCGCCGCAGACCACCAACGGGCTGGTGCAGTGGCTGGCCGGGCCCTATCCCAACTTTGATCCCAAGGTGATCACCGACCTGATCAGGGTCGATGAGCTGTGGATCAAGGATGACATGCGCCAAGACGATGAGGGCAGGCGCGAGTGGACCACCATCCAGATGGTGGGCAACGTCATCATCTTCGGCCGCGAGCAGCGCATGAACATCTGGGCTGACATGCTGGACCCCAACAATAAGACGCTCAACCGCGCACCAGATGACGCCAACGCGCTCGCCTTCAAGCAGCCGTTTGTGGAGTTTTGCCCCAACCGGCTGACAAACTATTTCTGGGGCCGCAGCGAAATAGCAAATCTTGCTTTGCTGCAAAATTCAGTAAACAAGCGCGTCAACGGCATCAACCGGCTGCTCCGCCTTCAGGAAGATCCGCCCGCATGGTTCCAGGGCGGCACGGCGATGACGCAACAGAAGAAGGCCAAGCTCACGAAACCCGGCGGTTGGCTCTATGAGAACGACATCACCGCCAAACCGCCCATCATGCTGGCGCCGGTCCTGCCGCCCGGCCTGTATGAGAGCCTGAAGGAATCCGAGCGCATGTTCGATGTGATGACCGGCATGACGCCGACATTGCAGGGCATGGCGTCCGGCTCGGTACGCACGGCAGGGCAGGCGGAGCAGATGACGCGCAACGCCACGCCGCGCTTCCGGCAGAAAGCCATTCGCGTGGAGCGCGCGATTCAGAAGTCTGCTGGCGTCGTCACGGATCTCCTGCGCGCCAAGAGCGTGGAAACGCTCATCGGATGGTACATGCCGCCCGCCTCTGAAGAAGCGGCCGGTGCTGTGGATGATCCAACGCTGGTTCCGCCCGCCGAGGGTATGCGGCCGGTGCAATTCAAGATGCACGATCTTCCGGCCACCATCCGCGTGATGGTGGATAGCCATAGCGCCAGCCCGGCCTTTGGTGATGAAGGCGTGCAGAAGGCTCTGGTGCTGAAGAAGGCGGGGGCGATCACGCCTGCGCAATTCATCGAGATGATCAACCCGCAAGATGTCGAGGAGATGGTGGCCGACGCACACAGCGCGGAGATCAAGACGGCCGTTGCGCAGGCGCAGCAAGCCCAGCTCGCGGCGCAGCAAGCGCAGGCACAGGCGCAAGGACATGGCGGGCCGCCCGGTGGGCCATCGGGACCAAAATTAGTAAAAACATAGAAAAATAATTGCGATGAGCGAGGTCTCGTAGAATAATATTCCAATTTTCTTGACTTTTTCGAGAATTGGGGAATAGGAATCGCGCACGCCGATATGGGCGGAACACCACGGGGCAGGAGACTGCCTCCCCTGTAAAAATAGGAGGGTGTAATGGCGCGTCGGAAACACGCACGTCGCGGCCGTAAGTAGGCCCGTTATCGGGCCAAGGCCCGTTCCGTCTCATTGTGCAACAATTTTTGTGGAGGATAATCTCATGGCACGTCGTGTTCATGTACGGTCTCACACCCGCCGCCGGTAACAACGTCAGCCGGGCAGGGCTTAGGCCCCGCCTGCACGTTGTCGTGCAACCCCTTTGAAGGAACATTCCTATGCGTAAATCTGTTCGCGTAAGCGTGCGCCGTCGTCGCCGCTAACATCATGTCAGCCGCACAGGGCCAAATCCCGCCAGCATTAGCCGCACTCGCAGCAAGGAGTGGCGGCGCGGGTGGCCCTGGCGGTCCTGGCCTTCCGGTTCCAGCGCCGCCGGGTGGACCGGCACCGTTACCGCCGAGCATGACGGCCGCACCCCCCGGTACCGGTGGCGTAGCAGGCCCGCAAGGCAACCCCGGAAACACATTGGCCGCCGTCGCCAAGGTTCGCACCGCGCTCCTACTGCTCCAGACGGCATTGCCCGCCATTCCGATGGGTTCAGATTTTCACAACGATCTCCTGAAAACGGTCGGCCAGCTCGCCAAGCACATTCCCGATGTGGCTGTAGGCGCCGATCAGCAGCAGATCCAGCAGCTTCGCTTGGCCGCCCAACAGGTGGCCGCACAGCAACCGCACGCGCAGCTCGCGCAGATCGCGCAAGCGCCGCCCAACGCACCGCCAGCAATGGTCCCGCCGCCAGCTCCGCCACCTCCACCTTCCGGTGGTCCGCAAGGTGACACGGGCGAACCGGCTTAATCGAGGAGTACGCAAAATGTCCCGTGGTCCAGGCCCGTATGTGAATACCGTTCCCCCGGCGGGGAAAGAGCCCATCCAGAAAGTGGTGCCGCTTGATAACTCCGCCATCGGCGCCAATCCGGCAGGTATGCCGAATGGCTTGCGCAACGGCGGCATGGGTCTCGCCCATGTCGGCGGCACCACGAACGGTACCTGATCATGAGCGGTAAACAGGAAGAGGTTGCGGAGGTTTCCGCGTCCGAACTGAAGGCGCTGCGCACCGCGTATTCGCTTTTGGACAAGCTCACATCAGGGGAAGATGGGATCGACATTCAACGTCGGCTGAAGAAGATCGACCCGGCGCTCAATTTCCCGGTTATCGACCAGGGCGATAAGCTGGTTGCCCCGGTAAAGTCCGAACTGGAAGAGACGCGCGCTGCGCTGAAGACTCTTCAGGAAGCCTATGATGCCGATAAGCTGGCGCGGCAGAATGAGAAGGCGGTCGGCGGCCTTCAGGCCGAGATCGACCGCATCGCGGCGGCGCGCGGCTTCACGGGCGAGACCAAGGACAAATTCGTCGCCTTCATGACGGAAAAGGGCACCGCCGATCCCGCGCTCGCGGCGCCCGCCTTCATCGAGACGCTTCCAAAACCGCCCACGCCGCTAAAGTCGAGTGGATATCTGCCACAGACGATGCATCTTTTCGGCGCTGGCGATGCAACCGGTTCCGACGAAAGTGTTGCGGAGCTGCACCGAGACCCGCTCGGCTGGCAGGACCGCGAGATCACGAAAATCATGAATGAAGATGCCGCGTAACGCGACATTCGCTTGACGGCTAGAGGAGAGTAACGTGTCCCAAACCACATTTACGGCTGGCCTGTCTGGCGGCCTTACCCCAACCGGGGCACTAGGCCAGCAACTCCAGAACATCACGCGCCGCGCCGTTGTTCCATCGTTGTTTGTCCAGATCTACCAGAGCCACCCGTTGCTCTCTCTGCTTCTCGCCAACGCGCAGGCTGCGCGTGGTGGTGTCTCGCAGATCACGATCCCGACTCAGGGCTCGTCTTTCACGTCCTTCAGTTGGGGCAGCTTCGCGGGCGACTTCCCGATGCCGGAGGATCAGGCGGCTATTCAAAACGCCACCTTCAACCTCAAAATCGGCATGGTGCCCATTGGCTTCTTCAATCTAGAGGCCATCGTGCAATCGTCTGAAGTGATCATTCCCAAGCTGCGCGCCGTGACAGCGGACGCGGCCATCGTGATCAAGCAGGCGCTCGCGCAGGCGCTCTACACGAATAACACCAACAATCCGAATGCGCTGGATTCACTGCTCGGCGCATACGACAATGGAACGAATGTCGCCTCATACGGCGGCATCTCCAAATCCAATGCCTTCTGGCAGGGCCAGTATTATCCGAATTCCGGTGGTGTCGGGCAGGTGGCATCCCGTGGTGGCATGGCCATCACGCTAACCCGCGTGATGACGGGCGCTGGCGGCGAAGACGCGGACTTTGCCGTTATGAACCCCGCCGACTGGGCCACGCTCATGACCGACTTCATGGGGCTGGAACAATTCATGACCAACCCGCGCTCGCGCTACGGCAAGGGCGATGTGGTCAACTCGGGCTTCCGCGCCATCCAGGTGCTGAACACCCCCATCTTCCCCGACCCGTGGTGCCCGCGTGGCGAGATGTACGCGATCAACTCGCGGTACCTCGCCATGTACGTGAGCGAGGCCGCGCCCTTCATCTTCACCGGCTTTGAATCGCTGATCCCGCTCGGCCAGCTCGCCAGCATTGGCGTGCTGCTCACCGCCCTTAATCTCGTGTGTTCGAAGCCCAGCTCCGGCGCACGCATCACCGGCCTTGCCGCCCCGGCATGGCCCAACGTGGCCGGACCTCCGGCCGTTCTGTAACAGGAAAGATGCAGTAAATGCCGACTCGTTTTGGTGGTCCTGGGGTTGCAAACAACCTCGGCACGCTGGGCTCCAATTTGGTGGCCTTGCAAGGCGG